AATGGCTAGACCAAGATTAGAAATAGACCAAGAACAATTAGAAGCATTTTGCAGAATGAATCCTACGTTGAAAGATGCGGCAGCTTTTTTCAAGTGTTCAGAGGATACTATCGAGGGAAGATGTAAAGAGTTTGGCTATACTGGTTTTTCGGATTGTCGACAACAAAACATGGTACACACAAGATTAAAGTTAATTAGAGGTGCATTACAAATGGCCGAGAAAGGTAATCCCGCATTGATGATTTTCTGTTTGAAAAATCTATGTGGTTGGGCCGATAAAATGGAGAGCAATGTTACATCAGGTAACTTAAAAATCGTTATCAGCAAAGAAGAAAGTGAGCTTTAATGTGGAAGAGTGGAAAGAATTGGCCGGAACTAATTACGAAGCATCAAGCCTTGGAAGAATTAGAAGCATCGAAAGACATTTAATTAGAAGCAATGGAAGGCCTCATCTTGTAAAATCTAAAATATTAAAACCAGCTACAGATGAAAGCGGCTATCATAGGTGCGGGATAATAATTAATTCTAAGCTTGTTACGATAAAGGTACATCGTGCAATTTGCACAACATTTAACGGAACGTCAGAGTTAGAAGTTAATCACATAGATGGCAACAAGAAAAACAACGCTGCCATAAATCTTGAATGGGTAACTAGGTCAGAAAATCTAAAGCACGCATTTAAGATAGGCCTAGCCACTCCTTTGATAGGAGAATTGAACCCAACAAGTAAAATTACAGAAACTCAGGCCTTGTTGGTTATAAAAATGTTATCTGATGGAGTTGGGCCTTTAAAAATAGCCAGAGAATTATCAATATCAAAAAACATAACTAAAGACATATCAAGAGGCAAAACTTGGAAGCATTTAAGCAGACCGCCAAGCAAATAATGGCAGACATTATTCTTATAAGTGCAGCCACGCACATATTGCTATTCGGCGGGAGTCGTTCCTGGCAAAACTTATAAGCTAGTTCGTGCTGTTATCATTCGTGCATGTAAAACTAAATCAAGACACGTTATTCTTCGCCTATGCTTCAACCACATTAAAACATCTATATGGCTCGACACATTACCCAGAGTATTAGCAACATCTTTTCCTGATCTTCAAGTTAAATGGAATAGAAGTGATTATTTCTTAACTCTACCTAATGAGAGTGAAATATGGGTTGCTGGATTAGATGATGAGAAAGCATTAGAAAAAATTCTAGGTAAAGAATACAGTACGATTTATTTTAACGAGTGTTCGCAAATATCTTATACGCAAGTTCAAGTAGCACTTACGCGTCTAGCGGAGAAGTCTGAGCTTAAGAAAAAGGTTTACTACGACGCGAATCCACCAACCAAGAGACACTGGACATATTGGTTTTTTGTTAAGGGCATACACCCTGAAACAGGTGATCCGATAGACACGACTAAATACGCCTCGATGTTAATGAACCCACAAGATAACTTAGAAAACATAGATGAAGAGTATTTGGCACTTCTTAACTCTCTAGATGAGAAGCAGCGCAAGCGATTTCTATTAGGAGAGTTCAATGATGATAGCGATGGCTCTGCTTATTATTCTTTTAATCGTGATGTGAATGTTAAACCTATAGATGCTAGCTATAAAACAGGAACAACTTTAGTGGGGATGGACTTTAACGTTCAACCAATGACGGGTGTAATCGGTAACTACATTAATAAAATATTCTACATCTATGATGAAGCATTCCTGGAAAACAGTGACACATTTAAAATGGTGGCAGAACTATCTAAGCGTGGACACAGTGGCGCTAGAGTTTACCCAGACAGCACTGGTAAAAATAGAAAGACATCTGGTAAATCAGACCATGCTATACTTGAGGAAGCAGGCTTCACAGTCCAGTATACGAGGAATCCGTTCGTTACGGATAGGACAAATAATATTAATAGACTCTTAAGAGATGGGCGTATTATCATTGATCCTAAGTGCAAAAAACTAATAAACGATCTTGAAAAAGTAACATGGAAAAACGACGAACTAGATCAGAAGACCGATAAAATGCTCACGCACATCTCGGACGCTCTTGGCTATTTGTGTTGGGCAATTGATCCGATTACTGGGTATCAAGAAGAATCTAAAATATTTCAACTATAGGATTATCATGGAAGACAGAATCAAGTTTTACTTAAAAGAAATCGACCGACAATCAGCAAGCTTAAAGCTTAATAATGATAAGCTAAAAATATACGAGGGAGACCTCTTGCCTTACGTTCGTGATGTTATGAGAAAAACATTGAGCGAGAATTACTTCAGGCAGATCGAGCACAGAATCATGCCGATCAACGTGTTGACAAGAATCGTTAATAAGCTTTCTAAGGTTTATATTTCACCGCCTGTGAGAAATGACGAAAAATACCAGGACTTCATGGATACGGTTAGCGACGAGATAAATGTAGATTTGCTAATGTCACAGGCCGATGAGTTTTCTCATTTATTTAAATGCTATGCCATCGAGCCATTCGTTGAAAATGGAATGGCAAACGCAAGAGTAATACCAGCAGATAGATTTATCGTTATTGGTGAGGATTTAAAAAACCCAATGAAGGTCACGACGTTCATTAAGTTTATGGGCGAACTAAGGTCGGGTGGCTCACTGTTTTACGCTTATACCGACACAGAATTTATTCCATTCACTTCTCGTGGCGAGCTGTACACGCCTGCGCTTGAAGGCAATGATGGGATTAACCCTTATGGTAGAATTCCTTTCGTCTACGGAAACAGATCACGCCTAAGCCTTGTGCCAACTCAAGACACAGATATCATGCAAATGACGATGATGATCCCAGTGCTATTGTCCGACTTAGCTGGCGCAATTATGTTCAATTGTTTTTCTGTGATCTACGGAATTGATTTAAAGATTGATACATTAGAAAAATCGCCCAACGCATTTTGGAACTTTAAAACTGATTCACGCAACGATAATGCACGTCCTACCATCGGCACAATTAAATCCGACGTAGACATTGATAAGGTCATGAGCTTCATTAAGCAGTCATTCGCATTCTGGCTCGAAACTAAAGGCGTGCGCATTGGCTCGCTTAACAATGTGGACGCTGGGAACGCTTCAGGTATTGCAAAGATCATTGATGAAATGGACGTTTACGAAATTAAGAAACAACAAATTAATTACTTTAAAAAAGAAGAACGCGAACTATGGCAATTGCTTGCCGTCATGAACAATACTTGGATCGCATCTGATCCCGATTACAATAACAGTATCGTTGGTGATGATTTTAATCCTACGATCGTATTTGATGAGCCAAGGCCAGAAATATCAAGAGAAACAGAATTCAAGGTCGTGGATCAAGAGTACAAGGGTGGCTACATGAAGTCGGAAGACGCTATAGCAATCCTTTACCCTGATCTTGATTCATTTGAAATTGAAGAGCGAGCAGAGTACTTAGACGAGGTAAATAAACGTGGCACAAGTGAAGACGACAATCAAGATACCGGATCAATTATCACAGAGGACAGCATCGTCAATAGCTAAAGACCTCGTTGACTTTATCATCGAACGCACGAAGCAAGGCAAAGGGGAAGACGGAAAATCTTTCCCTAAGTATTCTCAGTCGTACAAGGACTCGCTCAACTTTAAAATCGCTGGCAAAGGCAGCACGGTTGACCTTACATTGACTGGTGAAATGCTGGACACGTTAAAAGTTTTAGAGGTTAAGAAGGGCGAGATTGTTATCGGCTTCGATAAAGACTCCGATGTTAATGGCAGGGCCGAAGGAAATATCCTTGGCTCATACGGCGGCTCTCCCGACGCAAGTAAAGCGAGAAACTTTTTAGCACTATCATCGAAGGAAGTCGCAAGCATCGTCAGCGAGTATCCATTGGACAATGTTAGGGAGAGATTACAAAACTTATCAGCTGCTGAACTGGCCAGAACGTTAGCAAAACAAATTACAAGCAAATTGGAGTTTGATGATGAAAGCGAGTGACAAGCTAAAACAAATGAAAAAGGATATTGAAAATGGCTTAGAAAATAATCCTGATCTTGATTTTATACTTAAAGACATACCAGAACTAATTGAAAGGCGCACTCGCTTAGGCAAAGGCGTAGACAAAAGCGGTGGGCTTGTGAAGCTTAAACCTTTATCAGAAAAGTATATTGAGCAAAGAAAGAAGACGAACTTATCCGAGCTAACAACGGCCAAGCGATCAAACTTGACTCGCACCGGAGAGATGCTATCGAGCATTTTTGGCAGTAGAGATGGAACTATTTTCACTTTCTTTTTTGCTGGATCACGAAGCGATGGTTATAATAATTCGGAAATAGCAGTGTTTGCCCGTAAAAATGGCCGTCCGTTTTTTGATTTATCAACATCCGAGCGTAATGGTTTATCTCGCAAAATATCTAAGGTTATCAAAGAGTCAATCAAAAAAGTGTTTGACAAATAAATAAAGGGGCATGAGAATGAAAGAAGATCAAGTTAGTAACGATGATCAATCCAACGATAGTGTCGTGGACAATAGCAATAAAGATGTTGTGTCGCACGAGTCTCACAAGAAGCTACTCGCACAGAGAAAAGCAGATCAAGAGAAATTAAAGGCGATGCAAGAAAGACTTCAAAGTTTTGAGTCTAAGGAATCTGAACTCGCAAAAAAAGAAGCTGAACTCAACGAGCAAAAACTCAGAGACGAAGGTAACTGGCGTGCGCTTTTAGAGTCAAGAGAATCGGCATTGAAGAAACTTGAAGAAAAAAACAACGAGCTATTGAACATCACAACTGGATACGAAAAGAAGTTTACCAACGCCCACAAGATCAACGCTTTCAAAGAAGCAATCGGTGGCGACTTAAAACTTCCTGACTATTACAGCTTTGTGGACACAGATAAAATTGCGATTGATCCTGAAACTGGAAGCGTTGACGACGGAAGCGTTAAGTCTTATGCCAATGAGTTCGCCTCAAAGTATAAAGACCTAATTAACTTCAAGAAGGGCAAGCTACCAAGTGAAGCTGCTATGACGACAGGATATAAAGGTAAGAGCTTAGATGAAATGAGTTCTTCAGAAATACAGGCCGAACTAAAAAAATTAGGGAAGCTATAACAAAGGGAGTTTTAAATGGCCGATGCTTACATGGGTAACACAGAATTAGGAGCTACGAAGGCGACTCTTATTTCTAGCTTAGTACAAAGAGAATTAGCTTTCAATGCTATGCTTGCAAACACAGTTACAAACGTATCTCAATTCGCAGTACCTGGTGTTAAGACGATCAACTTCCCAAAGTTGACTTCATTCACTGTTGGAACGAGAGCTGAAGGCGTAAAGGGAGAAACTACAGCTTTAACGGCTTCTGTTGATTCACTTAACCTTGATATTAACGCTTACGTTTCATGGGCAATCGACTCATTCACGGCAAAACAAACTACAATTGATGGCCAAATGGAAGCAATTAAATTAGCTGCTGCTGCTCAAGGTCGTTATGTTGATACACAAATCATCGCTAAACTTACTGCTTTAGCTGCTTCATTCATCAATGTTGGTGCTGACGTTGACGTTACTTATGCAAACCTTTTAACTTTAAGAAAAGCAATCCTTAAAGCTAATGGTGTGCTTGCTAACACAGTAATCATTGCTTCACCTGCTCAAGAAGCAGTGATCATGGGATTATCTGAGTTCAAAAACGCAGACGCTTTCGGTGGGAATGCAATCGTTCCTAATGGAATGGTTGGTAAAATTCTTGGAATGCCAGTTTATGTTCACAACGGATTAGCTGATAAGCAATTGTTCATGTATGAGAAATCTGCATTAGCAATCGGTTTCCAAAAAGCTGCTGAGTACGGGGAAGAGTCTTTCCTTGAGCTTGGTGTTGGAGCTAAGAGATGCGCTGTTGACCAATACTTTGGATTAGCTGGTATGCAAATCGCACTTCAAGGTGCTGCTGCTGGTAAGTCTCCTCTAGTGGTTGGACTTAACGACTAATTATTTCTAAAATAAGCACGGGCCATATTCGTATGGCCCTATGCTTTTCTTCTCAAAACATCGGGGCGATAAATGAATAATAGAGTACTTTATTTAAACGATGGCACGATTGAAGACGCATCTATTGTTCTGTCAAGCTATGCAAGCGGTGTAAAAACAATTTCACCTGTCAAAGAAAGAGACTGTATCTATATTGGTACACGTCTTCCGTTTAACCATATTTATTTTAAAATGGATTCTGCTCAAATTGTTACACCTGTGATGAAAGTAGAATATTACACTGGGCAATCTTGGCAAGAAGTTGTTGAGGTTTTAGATGAGACTGAAGGCTTTACGAAGTCGGGTTTTATTCAATTCACACCAAATCGTGGATCAAGCTGGTCGCAAGTTACAGTGGGAGAATCAAACTCTCCAATAAGTGGATTAGGATCAAAAGTTATCTATGATCTTTACTGGATCAAGCTTTCTTTTGATGCTGATCTAGTTGATGTTGATCTCGGTTGGGTGGGAAGTTTATTCTCAAACGACACCGACCTCGGCACGGAGTATCCTGACTTAGTTCGATCTACAACTTTAACATCATTTAAAGTGGGAAAAACAAACTGGGAAGAACAGCACGCACGAGCGGCCTCTATTCTTATTGATGATCTCGTTAATAAGGGGATCATTTTAGGCAAGGAACAAATTCTTGACTGGCGTGAGTTCACTAATGCTTCAATTTGCAAAGTGGCAGAACTAGCGTTCAACGCCTTTGGTGATGATTACATTGATAATACGGTTAATGCTCGCAAAGAATATAACGAGCGTTTATCAAAAAGATTTTACCGTGTAGATAAAAACAATAATGCAATCGAAGAACCATTTGAAAGGCACAATACAGTGGGGTACTTTACCCGATGAGTAATATTACCACGGTCATTAATACCGTAACCAATAAGCTTGCCACTTTATTCCCAGACAAGACGAGAATACCTAACGTGTATTCACTCGTTGACAATAATAAGCAATTCCTAAACGACAGTTACGGCCTACGAATTGGGTCGGGAGATTATCAGGAGTTCGAGTTCTGTAGCTTTGTAGTTGTCAGAACTTTGACGGTCGTCTTCACGAGGGAAATGTATCGTGTGGATTCTGAAGTCAATCTGACCGACACGATCATCAAAGAACTATTAGAGAATGTTGTCTCTGTGCAATCGTTGTTCTATTCTTATAATGAATTAGGCATTGAAGAAAATATATTAAAGGTTGATCTTGGTAGCGTCTCAGGAATTGAGACTTTCTACGGAGAAAAGCAGAATTTTTTAACCATGAGTTGTGATTTTAATTTCCACATAAAAGAGGTAATACAATGAGCGTTGGACTAACAAGGGCATCTACATTTGCAATTAAGAAAGAAATATCAGCAGGTGAATACCTAGCTCCGACAATCGGAACGGACTTCGTGGCACTAAGACCAGGAAACGAAACATCGTACGAGCCTGAGCAATTAGATAATGATGAATTATTAAATGACATTGGTGCGGCTAAAGGCTTCATCGGCAAAGAGAAAGTGAGCGGCTCACACTCGGCATATTTAAGACATTCGGGAGTTGAAGGTCAAGAGCCTCAACTTGGCCTGTTATACGAATCTGTTATGGGTGGGAAGCACGTTGCCTCTGTTGAGTATGATACTGTTGTTGGATCAACTCTCAATGTCGTTAAAGTTGACGTTGGCGAAGGCGCTCAGTTCGTCGAAGGTCAAGCCCTTCTTGTTAAAAATGGTAACGGATACGAGATCAGAAATATTGATTCAATCTCTGGTGATAATCTTAATCTTAATTTCTCATTAAAGAACGCTCCTGGAATCGGAATCAACACTGGTAAGGCCATCACTTATCTTCCACAAGCAAGCGGGCATCCGACTTTTTCAACTACTAAATACATCGGTGGCGGATTCGCAAAAGAATCTACAGCTGGAAACACAGTTACAGAAGCATCATTAAACATGGATGCCAATGGCTTTGGTGAGGTTGAGTTTTCTTACGAAGGTACAAAATACTTTTTCAATTCAATTAAAATCACTGCTTCAAATAAATTCATGGACGTAACGGACGACAGTGGAACGTTTGCAGTTTCTATCGCAGAAGGCAATTACAAGACTCCTGTCGAAGTAGCTGAGGCCCTAGAAGCGGCATTGAACGCTTCATCGTCTGAAGACTACACAGTTAAATATTTAAACGACCTTGGTAAGTTCAAGTTTGCAACAAGCACTTCAACATTGTTTAGCATTCTTTGGCTATCGGGAACGAATACAGCTTCATCAATTGGAGCGACTTTAGGTTTTCCAATCGTTGATAGTGTTGGAGCACTTGAATACATCTCTGCCAATGCACAAACATTCGCACAAGGCTTCACACCAACTTACGACAGTGCAGACGCTATCGTTATTAAGGGTGCTGATCTTTTCATCGGTAACCAAGAAGACAACCTTTGTATTTGTGCGCAAACAGTTTCTTTATCAGTGTCAAAAACTGTTGAGGACGTTGACTGTATTTGTGAAGAAACAGGTATCCTTGAAAAGATTCCTACAGCTAGAAAAGTTACATTAGAAGTTACGGCAGTTTTAAAGAAGTACGACGTATCTTTACTGGACGCTCTTCTTAAAAACTCTGGTATCTCAGCAATGGTAAACGCAGGCCCTAAGACTGGTGGTAACTGGGTGCCAGGAAAGTGCTTCAATGCTTATTTGCAAAGCTGCACGGTTTCTGGGTACACCACGAGCGGTGACAGTTTTGTTCAAGCAAATATTACCCTTAATGGATATGTAACATCTTCTGAAAAAGACTTGTTCATAAACTTCGTATAATGAAAACGATTAAAACAACAAAGGGCGTTCTAAAATATAGAATGCCCAATATTTTAGAAGCATATGACCTACTAGAAATAAGTGGAATCGCTCGTGGTGAGTCTTCAGTTCTTAAACTGAAGAGAAACATCATTGAAGCAATGGCCCATTTAGTGGACGTATCTGAGCTTGATGGCATCACGACTTATGAAGAATTACTCACTCATGTTGATGAAATGATCCTTCCTATTGGCGAGATAGCTGACGAGATCATTGAGAAGACATTTACTAGCTTTAAAAAAAAGATTTAATAACTGATGCCATTTCGGTCGTCACGCAGAAAATGTCTTATGAATTTACGCTAGAAATGTGCGACAATGATAAAGAAAAAGCAAATGCAATATGGGCCACATCACGAGACGTGGCCGCATATACTCAGTTTAAATCTGCCATCGACTTAGGTTTATCCGTAGGCCTTAACGATGTCCCATTTGAAAGAGCATTGCTCTACACTTGGATCAAGGAAGGGATAGAAAGTGGCAGAAAAAATTGAATTTGACATTAAAGTCCCAAAGAACGATCTCGGAAAAGCACTTGATGAAGGTGTAAAAAAATCTACATTACTTGAATCATCTTTATCAACGGCCCTTGGTGTTTTCACTGGTGGGTTAGTTCTTAAGGGCTTCGATGCCATCATTGGATCATTCGGCTCATTGGTTGACGTTGCTGGCAAAGCAATTGCGGCAGCCGCTGGTCAAGAAGTAGCTACAAATAATTTAAACAATGCTTTGCTTCGTGCTGGTAACTACACTCGCCAAGCCTCAGAAGACCTAGCTGAATATGCAACACAACTTCAAAACTTAACGATTTATGAAGACGATGCCGTTTTAGGAAATCTTGCATTACTACAATCATTAACTAAATTAAACACTGAAGGACTTAAGCAAGGCGTAAGTGCAGCGTCTGACTTTGCCACTGTTTTAGGCATTGACCTTGAGACGGCTACTCGCTTAGTCGCTAAGGCGGCAGTCGGACAGACTGAAGCATTTAAAAGATATGGTGTTGAGATTGAAAAGGGATCAAGCAACACAGAATCATTTAATAATACGATTGAAGCACTGACACGACAATTCGGTGGGGCGGCAAAGTCACAGCTAAGTACGTTCACTGGATCACTAACGGCATTAGAGAACGCTTACGGTGATTTGCTTGAGCCGATCGGTGACATTATTGTTAAAAATCCAATGGTCGTCGCCACATTTAATGAAGTTAGAAAAGTAATTATTGGTGCCACGAATGATGCGACCAATGCGACGACGGCATTTCAAGAATTCACGAACGATGCTTTATTCTATTCTGCATCTGTCGCAGAGATTTTTGCCGACTCATTAACATTTATACGCACAGCAATTGACGTGCTTGTTAGCTCGATCAACATCGTTGGAAGCGAAATACTTAGATCGTTTGTCACTCCATTGGAAAATGGAATCAACGTAGCAATAGAATTCGGTAAGGCGTTGGATGGAGTTTCTGGCTTTTTCAATACGCTTGAGAACCCAATTGCTGGTGCCAGTAAAGCACTAAGTGATTTTACGGATCAATCGAAAGCGTACCTTGATTCTACGCTGGACTTTAGCAGTGGAACTTTATCCGACACGATAAGAGATTTCACAAACAGTATTATTGACTCATCGGCAGAAGTTTCAATTGCTCAGAAAGAAGCTTTAACTAGAAATGCAGCAAAAGTTACCAATGAAATAGATACTAATGCACAAATTCTTGCCGAGCGTGCAAAACTTAACAATGAATTGTTATTGCTTCAAACTCAGCTTGCAAATGAAGAAACAAAGATTGCTCAAGACCTATATGTGGCAAACCAAGAAGACGGTCTTGCTAAAAATCAATTGGCCATCGAAGCAAAATACGCTCAGGCATTAGCTGAAGCAGAAGCAGTTTTACAGGGACAATTAGCAGAAGCGGCAGTTATTGAGGATGCTGAGTCTAAGAAAATAGCACAAAGAAAAGCTTACGAAGCTGAAGCACTGGCGGCAAAAAAAGCTCAGGGTGCAAAGATTCTAGCTCTTCAGCAAGCGCAAAGTGCAGATGAAAAGAAGAATCAGCAATCATTTTTTGATTCTGCAATTTCTCTTTCAAGTGCAAAAAATAAAGAAATAGCGGCCATCGGTAAAGCGGCAGCACTTACACAGCTGGCAATTAAAACGCCAGAAGCCATCGCAAACTCTTTTGCCTTTGGTACAAAGCTCGGTGGCCCAATACTAGGTTTCGCTCTAGGTGGTATTGCAGCAACGGCCATGGCAGCACAAGCAGCAAATATCGCAGGTGTGGGTTTTGAAAAAGGTGGTATCGTCGGACAAACTGGCGGCGCAAGCGTTGGCCCTGACAATAGAACGGCAAACATTCGTGATGGGGAAATGGTTTTAAACGGCCCTCAGCAAAAACAATTGTTCGACGCTCTTAGCAGTGGATCATTCGGCGGCGGCAACATTCAAGTCATCATTGATGGGCGTGAAATAGCAGTGGCCGTGCGTAATCAAATTCAATCTGGCTTTAGGATAAATTAACATGGCAAACAAATGCTTCAAATTATATGCGAACAACTTAGTGGATCAAAGCACGTTTACGGCCTCGTCTGTGAATGCTTTGTTTCCCGTGAGCAATCTTAAGGACACTCGCAGATCGAAGGTCTACAGGTCACTGAGCAACGCAGACAACGTAGTTTTGGATATGCAAGAGACTTCACTCGTTGACACGATCTTTATTGTGGCAGACAAGCGCAGTGGCTTTGGTGTTTCAACTATTGTGGTTGAATTTAATGCGACTGACAACTGGGCATCACCTGCCTACAGCATTGCCGTTCCGTTGTCAGTGAAGCACGGCCTAGGTCATGTGGAATTGCCAAGTGAGATAGCTTATAGATTTGCTCGCATCGTGATGACTTCAACCTTGGGCTACTGTGAGTTGTCAAAAGTTTTTATCGGAAAAGACATAGGTCTTGAGCGTTCAATCAATTTTGGCTGGACATTTAAAGATGAAGAACTGAGCAAGACGCAGGTTAATAGATACGGTCAGACGTTTGTTGACGTTATTTTGAGACAAAAAGTTATCGGGCTTGCCATTAGTAATATGCAAAAAGAAGACGTGGCCATCATCAATAATATGTTCGACCTCGTGGGATCGACTCGCTCATTTTTCATGCTTCTTGGTGCCGACAACATGACAGACGACTATCGCAGGACGAGCGGAATGTTTATCGCTGATAACGAGCCAACGATAACGAACTCGAACTTCAATCGCTACAATCTTTCACTAAGCTTAAAGGAGGTCACTTGACCACACTTGTAAGCCAGACGCTTGAGACTGAGTTAGTGCAAGAGATTAGGTTTAACCTAAGCACAAGACTTCATCTGGGTGCAATGATTCCTTATTTATTTATGTTCAATTCTCCTGACGGAGTTTTTACTTTTAATCTTTTAAAAGGCGTGCAAACAATCTTCTCCAAGAGTTTTACTTGCGCAGACATACGGGCATCTTTATCTACGATGGATGATTATGCCCATGTGTTCTACCCGATCATTCCGGACGATTTAATTCAAATAGAAAATGGATTATATACTTTCAAACTCACGGCAAGCGGATACACTAATACGCAAGCATCATTTTTAGGCTGGATTCAGCAGCACGAAAACATTCAAAACGAGATGGATTACATCCCAAAGAATGACGAGGCAAACTCTTTCGCAATAAGATTTAAAGAATACAAAGAAGGGATACAATGACAAGAATCGTAAGTTTTGCAGACGGCTTTACCTCTGCATCGGCTCCACAAGTGGACGGAGCTGTACAGGAAAACTACATCATACTTAATAACGAATTAGCTGGCGCACTTTTTACAATGGATTCTTCATTAAATAAAACAGCATTCGTAAATTATGAACTAATCAGAAAAAATGACCTTGAATCATATACACAAAATGGATCATTAATCATGGCATTCGATGGAACGTCATGGCTCCTGACGGAAGGGAACTTCCAAGGCGATTCGATGATTACGCAAGAATTTACGACCGATCCATTATCATTAATCTTAACTCTTGATGCTGTGACGGGTGTCTTGACTTATAGATCTGGCAATATGATCGGTGCCAATTATATCGGAACTTTCAAACTTAACATCGTAAGGATTTCATAATGAAAAGAATTGTATTATTGATTTCTATGCTCGTGATGACGCAAGTCTTTTCACAGCAATTAATAAAAGATTTAACTGTTAATAAATTTAAAGTCGTAAATACTAAAATGGGATCAAACCCATGTCCATTAATGAGCGAGCTTGATCGTGATGCGATTGCCTCGCCCACTGATGGCCAATGTATTTATAATACGACTTCTAAAAAACTAAATATTTATAATGACCTCGCTCTTGT